CCGAGAACGAGAAAACACTGCATGCAGTTGTCAATGAGAAAGTCACGCACAATGACCCACTCGTCGTCACCAGTGTACGCTCGGACTCTTCTCTTGAAAGCCTCGCGCACCTGGTCATTCGACCTGGAATCAAAGTACTTGTAATCAATCGCCATTGCTCTTCGGCGATTGTTGCGTGCTTGGTGTTCTTTTCGCATGGAATAGTCTGCACTATCCACGTTGATCCCAACGCATGATGGATTGCAATGGCGGAAATTGTCGGTTTCCATCCACGCACCCAAAAAGCGACGGGCAAGAATCGTGAGCAATACCGGTGAATACATGATGAGTCTAGGACTCTCAATCTTCTCCGGTCTGCGCAACTCATCTTTGAGCCCAACTGCGTACGCAAAGAAAGGTTTCTCTCCCTTCAAGATGCGTGCCAAACACTCATCGTGTGAAGCTTGCAGTTCTGGACCCATCACTTGACGACCCTGTCCGTCCTCGGTAAACAACCAAGCACGACCAGGATCACCCTGGGGTTTCAGGTGGTCAAAGCCAAATCCGGCTGTCTTCTTCTTAGACATCCGGAGAATACTCTTCCACCCATCAGTCGCCTCCACACATGTTAGAACATGGGGAGTGACTTGCTTCCTCCGCTCTCTGGCTTCTTCTTCCATAGCCAGAATAACGGGTTCTGCAATCTCTTGAGGGAAGGGTTTTGACGCCTTTCCCTCATCAGGACAAATCGATGCAACGGCTCGAACCAATCGCTTGAAAGTGGAATTTTCCCCAATCCCACTCAAACGAGCTGGTTTCTTAACACACATTTGCACCAACTCATGCTTCGATTTCTGCAACAAGGTTGGTACGATTTGACTCTTACCAAACAGGTTGCGCTTGCGATTCAACTTACCAACCACCTTGAAGGCAGCTGGCAGTTCTGCCAATTCCGGTGCTGTATCCCCTGGCAATGGGGTGAACGACGGCAAATCCAATTCCAATCCCTCTCTCCGCACATTGTCGGGATCAGCAATTGGCATTGAAAAACCACGCTCTCCAGCGAAGATCTTTGGCATCTTCCCAAGGTGCATCCCAATGATCAATGGTTTCCCATCTTTCATGAATGCCACCAAAGGCCTGCCACAATCCCCTTCACTTGTCAATTTTGGGTCGTATAAATACTTCCCACGACTGACGAGATCACGCTTTCCATACTTGGAATTGTAATGCAAGAACTCTGCCTCATAATCCAAGTTCTCCAAAGGTTGCGCATAGTCCTGATCCACCTGTGGCGGTGGTCGGACCAAAAACGCAGACATCACATCACAAATAGCCACAGGCTCCTTTGCAAAGTAATCCAACTTTGGAAATTGCCAAGTATTCACTGGGAGTTCCACGACGACAAAATCGTCAAAAACTCCCTCAGACACTTGGAATTCTCGCAGCGTACGCCGCGCTTGTTGAAAGCGCATTGTCTTCTGCTTGAAATCCGTGATTTGAATGGGGGTGCCCTCTGGGAGCATCCCCCGGACATGATCAATGAAGAAATGCCGTGGCACCCATAACTTCCTCCCCCCTGGGGAAAAAGCATACAAACGCCCTCCATCTCTCTCAATGAGCACTGTGTTGCGAATAACCTTCGCCAGCACAGACTTCATGTTGTTCTTGTGATTCGCAAGACGTTGGTCCTCGAGATCTGTTGCCAACATCTCGGTCACCACACCATCTTTCTCCTCACCATCATCATCTTCTTCAAGTTGCACTCTCCAGCCACGCATCTTAACATTTCCTTTCTTCTTGCCGAAATGTTTAGGGCTTGGTCGTTTGTGCTCCTTCGAAGTTTGACTTGATGATTCCGAATCCACATCTGTGAACATGCGATGTAGGGCATAAGCCCCAGCTGCCACCAACCCAATGGCGGCGCAGCCCATCCCAATCATTTTCCAATTGAGACCACTCGCTCTGTCCACGAGAAGACGGAAGAAGGGCTTCTTTTCCTCCTCCACGTCTGCACTTGACACTCCCTCACTCACACAACGCTTCGAAAATTCTCTTGCCCCAAAACTAGGGTCAACATCATTATCCTCAAGCGCTGCAGCTGCAGCATCCATTGCTGCCTTTGTAGGCTTTGGCCAAACCTTCCTGTTTGGCGGTAATGGCCCAACATCAAACGTGCTGGTCCACCTGGGATCATGATCACCCGTCTGCTTTTGACGGTCCCAACCACGGGGCCGCTCGTCAATGCCCCCATCTGGGAACAACGCGCGATCATCATCCATCTCGAGTTCAACTTCAAACTTGGTTTCCTCATTCGGAGACGCTTCCATCATCTCCCGAACGACCTCCATCCGCTGCACAGCGGACGCCACGTTCATAAGTCGCACTGTCTTGATTTGATCAATCAACTCCGCATATGTCACCTCTGTCGCAGAGACGACATATCCCCATGCTCCACCATGAATCCGTTGCCTTATGTAAGGGTACAGCTTCAAGTGGGGGCATGGGTTGTCAGCAGTTCGATCTCTCAGAACGAGTTGTGAATCTACACGACCTTCGTGGTTCACATACCCCTCCTTTAACATTGTACGCACTGCAATCCACCGACGCCAAAAAGCGTCAGGGTCTGTCAGTGGCACGTGGTCCGAAAAGACTCGATTTGACGTAGCAACAATCAGTTGCGACTTCATCTCGATTCCTTTGTCATCAACACTTGCCATGTTGAGCGCCATCGGATTGGGCCCAATCATGCGTAACGTGTCGAACAACGTCGATTTTGCTGCCTCATCCCACTGGGGACTCGGAAACAAATCCTCCAAATTCATAACTGGCTGCTGGCCATATTTTGAATAAAAAGGATCTCCACAATTGCGCGTGTAAACACGCGCAGTTGCGGGAATGCCTGGAAATAGATCTGCTGCAATCTGATCGACAAGGTAGGATTTTCCACATCCTGCCCTGCCATCCAAATGCACAGCAACTGGCACCACCCTCGAAGAGGAGGTGCTCAACACCATTGCTCTTGCATTGAATCGCTCCAATCTTCG